AAACACGTGCAATTGTTGCCCGTCTTAAAGGCGAAACCAGCTGCAAGGGTTGTCAGTACCTGTACGTGTTCAACACGCTTGACGGTTCTTCATTCGTCAACTGTTCAAGGAATAAAAACCGAAAGCTTCGCAATGTTTTGTTAGCTCCATACGACATATTGTCTCAAGTCCTTAAAGCTTGCCAAGATGGGATTTGCGAACTGTATTATCCCCATGGGGATTTTTTCTGGCGAATAATAAACATATACCCAAGGCTTAATTTTCCCGTAGGGGCACCGTTAGACCCCCTCCCCCGTAAAACCATCAAGCTTCACGTGGAAAAGACGTACGATAAGACCCTTTCCTAGGAGCATAAGATGGCCAATGAACGCATCAAAACGTGGAGCTTTTCGCGCCTTTCAGACTTCGAGCAATGCAAACTTCGCGCCAAGCTGAAGTACATCGACCGCATTCCTGAGCCTGCACGCCCCTTGCCAAAAGGGAAGCTAGAGCAGCCGAATGAGCGGGGCACCCGTATCCACGAAGCTGCTGAACGCTTCATCCAAGGTGGCGTAGAGCTGATCCCTGAGCTCGACGCTTTCAAGGACGAGCTCACTGAGCTACGTAACAAGTACGCTCATGGCATGGTGTCTCTCGAAGGAGAGTGGGCAGTCAACCGAGAATGGGCACCAGTTGCATGGAACGATCGAGACGCATGGGCCCGCATCAAGCTGGATGCCTTTGTTCGTCTTTCGCCTACCCATGCTGTCGTGATCGATTACAAGACTGGCAGAAAGTTTGGTAATGAGATCAAGCATGCTGAACAGACCCAGCTATACCAGCTCGCTGCGTTTCTACGATATCCGGAACTTGAGATCATCGATGTAGAGCTTTGGTACACCGATCAAGATGACCTTACCCATGCCAAATACACCCGGCAGCAAGGGCTACGGTTCTTCGAGAATTTCAACCGCCGTGGCATAGAAATTACTTCTGCCACAGAGTTCCCCGCAAATCCGAACATGTTTTCCTGCAAATGGTGCCCTTACGGCCCTCGCGGGACAGGAGACTGTGAAAAAGGAGTCTGAGATGGGTTATGTACGCGCAAGTCTTCTAAACCTGACTTTCGAAGAATGGTGCGCGCAGGATCTTGGGGCAATGTTGGCTACTCGACCTCTTTGGAAAGATAGCCACTCTAATCGTGAGATGGTCACCAACATGCCGAGGTTGATTCTTATGGACGGAGAAGGGCTTTCGGTACAAGCAAGTGACCTCCATTACTCGACTCCAAGGAACCTTGTAGGGCCTTACACCAACGTCGAAGTTGGGTACCCTTCTTCACCGCCTCCTAGTACTTGGGAGCAGTATGCAGATAGCCCAGACACGCCCTGCAGCACGATTTACAGCTACATCCCACTCCACCTAGTGCTCCTTTTTATTGGGGCGCATGGGGGAATAAACAAACAAGTAACTTTCCGCTCTTTTGCCCATGCCTACTAACAAACCTCCGCCACGCTACAAACACCAAACGGTGTCTGTTAAGTTCATGGACACCCGCCCAAGAGTCCTAGATGCTTCAGATCCCGGTACAGGGAAGACCCGAGTACAGATTGATCTCTGTACTGCTCGACGCTTTGCCGGGGGTAAAGCGGTGCTGGTCATAGCGCCCAAATCCCTGCTGCGAAGTGCTTGGGAAAACGACTTCAAGAAGTTTTCCCCTTCCATTGTGACCTCGGTAGCCACAGCGGCCAATCGGGAAAAAGCGTTCGAAGCAGATGCTGATGTCTACATCACCAATACTGATGCGGTCAATTGGCTCGCCAAAAAGCCCCCGTCTTTTTTCAAGCGCTTCGACACACTCGTCATTGATGAGCTCTCAGCATTCAAGCACCACACTAGCGGGCGCTCCAAGGCCATCAACAAGATCAAGAAGCACTTCCAGTACCGCTATGGCCTGACAGGCACTCCAAGCACCAACTCCATAACGGACATCTGGCATCAAGTTTTTGTGCTCGACGATGGACAGCGCCTTGGAAAGTCCTTTTTCCAATTCAGAAACTCCGTTCAAACTCCTCAGCAAGTGGGCCCTGCGGCCAACATGCTGAAGTGGACTGATAAGCCCGGAGCTGAGCTTGCGGTAGGAGGGCTGATTCAAGACATCGTTGTGCGGCACAAGTTCGAAGAGTGCATCGACATCCCTGCAAACCACGAGTACTCAGTTCCGTTTGTTCTTACTCCTGCGCATGCCAAGCTGTACCGCCAATTTGAGAAAGATGCTGTGATCCAGCTGACTTCTGGCCAAGTTGTAAGCGCTGTGAACGCAGCGGGAGTGATGGGCAAGCTCTTGCAAATTGCTTCTGGGGCATCGTATTCTGCGGGGCCGGCGTCCAATGACTATTCAGTGATCGACAGCTCACGATATGAGCTAGTAGCCGATCTCGCAGAACAGCGCGCTCATAGCGTCGTGTTCTTTAACTGGAGGCACCAACGGGACCAGTTGATCGCTGAGTTTGAGAAGCGTGGGCTCACGTTTGTTGTCATTGATGGCAACACTACTGACAAAGAACGTGAGAGCGCTGTTGATCTCTACCAGAAAGGGTTCTATCGTGTGCTCCTTGCCCACCCCCAATCAGCGGCACACGGGCTCACATTGACCCGAGGTACCGCGACAATTTGGGCAAGTCCAACGTACAACCTTGAGCACTGGATTCAAGGTAACCGACGCATCTACCGCGCTGGGCAGACTCAAAAAACAGAAACGATTGTTGTGTTGGCGGCCGACACAATTGAGGATAAGGTTTTTCGCCGCATGACCGACAAGAATGTTCAGCAAACGAATGTTCTTGAATTTTTCAAAGAAGCTTTCTCCGATAACCGAAGATAACCAAGGATCTTTACTATGAGCAATTTCTCTGTCTCCCCTGTTCAGTCCGGTGCTCTTGGACTCGCTCAACAACTCGCATGGGAAAAGCAGTACCAGCAGCTGCTTCGCCTGTTTCTGAAAACTCACTACGAATTCGACGGCTCAGCTGTAGCCGCTTGGATGCGTGCACAGGGGCTACACGATCCCGTCCACCACAACATGTGGGGGGTTCAGATCACGTTCTACGCCGGGCTTGGCTGGATGCACCCCGTTGGGCGTGGTGTTCCTTCAGGAGCTGCGCACATTGCTCAAGTTCGTATTTGGCGCAGCACCATGTGCAGCAAATCCAAGCGGGGGATCTAATCGTGGAGATAGAAGTGAAAGCAATCTTTGGCTGGTGCACTGCGAACGAAAGATCCCAAGTTCTCTATCGATTTCCTTTGGACGGCAGGAAAGAAATTCATACCCAACTTCAGATGCTGGATAAAGCGATAAATGCTTCTCGCTTCATGAACACCCCCGACACTTGTTATGTTGTTGAAAGCACGCCGCCATGGAAATTGAACAAGGGAAAATAGAAGTCAACGGAGTTGTTTACGACATCGTTACTCTCGACTACGAAACTTTCTACAGTAAGGAGTACACCTTAACTGGAAAGATGAACATGTCGGAGTACATCCGCGATGATCGCTTCCACGTGCATGGGGTTGCCATTAAAAAGAACAATGGCAAAACGCTTTGGTACACCGAACGAAACATCCGGCTGGCTCTTGACGAGATTGACTGGTCTCGCACTGCCCTTCTCTGCCACAACACCGCCTTTGACGGGATGATCACGGCCGAGGTATATGGGCATGTTCCGGCCTTCTATCTCGATACCCTGTCCATGAGCCGTGCTACACGGGGGCACAGCGTCAGGCATGATCTTGACACCGTCGCCAAGTCTTTTGGGCATGGAGGCAAGGTCAAGAAGAAGGCTTTGGTCGACACTAAGGATAAGCTCGTTCTTACCAAGCAGGAAGTTGCAAACCTCGGGGCGTACTCTATCGACGATGTCGAAGATACGTACCGGGTTTTCTGGGACATGTACCCCCATCTTCCAGATGACGAGCTTCGGCTTATCGACATCACGATGCGTATGTTCTGTGATCCGGTACTCTTGGTCGACATTCAACGAGTTGAGCAGGAACTATCCAAAGAACTTGGGGGCAAAGCAGCCGCGCTTTTCCGTTCTGGAGTTTCCCCAGAGCAGCTTATGTCAAACAAGAAGTTTGCAGAGCTAATCGAAGCGACTGGTGCCAAGCTCCCCAAAAAGATCAGCCTTTCGACTGGCAAAGAAACTTACGCATTCGCAAAGTCTGATATTGCCTTTCAAGAACTGATGAACTCTGGCAACAAGCAAGTCCATGCTCTGTGCGAAGCTCGGCTACGGATCAAGTCGACCATTGGTGAAACTCGGGCAAACCGTTTCTTAGAAGCTGGCCGTAACGGTAAGAAGCTGCCAATCCTGCTCAACTATTCTGGAGCGCATACACACCGCTGGTCTGGTGGGAACAAGATGAACCTCCAGAACCTGAAACGTGGAGGAGAACTTCGGCGCTCAATTCTTGCCCCCGCAGGACAGGTCGTGGTTGTAGCCGATTCAGCGCAGATTGAAGCGCGTGTGCTCGCTTGGCTAGCGCAGCAAATGGACGTAGTAGCTGCCTTTGCGGCCAATGAAGACATCTACAAACTCATGGCTTCCGTTATATACGGTAAGCCAGTTGCCGACATCACGAAGGACGAGCGCTTCATTGGCAAGGTGTGCGTACTCGGTTTGGGCTTTGGAATGGGCCCTCAGAAATTACGCATGACCTTGAAGCAAGGCGCGCTTGGAGGCCCTCCTGTAGACATGAGCGAAAGCGAATGCCAGCGCATCGTCAACATCTACCGTAGGCGCAATTGGCGGATTAAACAGTTCTGGGCCCGCATGGACCAGTTCATTGTCAACATGACAGTGGGGGTGGCCGATAAGGAAGGCCCGCTCACTTGTGGCAAGGGCTTCATCCAGCTACCGAATGGACTGTTTTTGCAGTATTTTGGCCTGCATGGAACCGCTGAGGTTTCTCGTGGCGATCTCGTCATGACGGAGACGACTTACTTGACCCAAAAAGGAAGGGCCAAGCTCTATGGGGGCCTCCTCACCGAGAACGTAGTGCAGGCTCTGGCCCGCGTGATCATCGGAGAACAGATGCTGAAAATTCACGACGCTGGGCATCGTATCGTCACTATGACTCATGACGAAATCGTAGTCGTTGCTGACATGAACAAAGGGCAAGAAACGCTCGATTTCATGATCAAAACAATGTCTACCCCGCCGGATTGGGCCCCCGGATTGCCTCTTTCCGCTGAAGGGGGTTTCGACGTGTGTTATTCCAAATGAGGAGTTGAGATGGCTGGAATTACGATTGATGATGAGGAACTTGAAGCGCACATTGGCGAGTACCTACGTGACGTGGTTGCCAAGCATGCTCAATGGGCCATAGAGAAACAAGCCAAAGAGGTTGTAGCGGGCGAACTTGCCCGATTGCGCCTTTTGGACCCGAACATGGGGACATTGGGCGATATGGTTGAAGACAAGCTAACTCCTTTGATCGATGCCCGGATCGAGCTAATTATGTCCTATCGGCTCAAAGAAGTCCTATTGCGTATTTTCCAAGACGTTGCGAACCGATAACATGAAAGTCAACCTACGAATCGAAGAAGACGACCAGTTTCGTCACGAAGTACGAAGTCTCATTGAAGGGCAGGTACGGCACATTCTTCGCGAGCAACTTGCGGGCATTGTCGCTGGAGAAATCGCAAAGATGCGCCTACTTCAGCCTAACAGCCCTATGCTTGCCGCCCTGATCGTCAAGGAAATCCAAAAAATGTTCAGCACCCGTTCGGGGACGCTTGAAAACATTTTTTCCAAAGAAATTCAAGCCCAGCTCCGAAAAATTCTTTCCCCACCTCCAGCACCATGAACTACTACGAAATTCTTGGCATTGCTCCTGATGCTTCGGACGTTGAAATCAGGATTGCGTACAAGCGCTTGGCCATGAAGCATCATCCAGATCGAGAAGGAGGTGACGCAGCGAAATTCGATGCTATTCAAAAAGCCTACAAAGGGCTTCAAAATGCCGTGTGCCCTGTCTGTAACGGGCGCGGGCAAGTCCGTGAGCGCAAGGGTGCGTTCACGCGTTTGGTGAACTGCCCCCGATGCTGGGGGAAGGTCAAAAAATAACTTCGGAGTGACTCCTAATGAGTACGCTTGGTCTTAAAATCGACGCTCTTCACGCACTACGTGAAGAAAAGCGAGCAATTGAAGCACAGCTAAAGCTGAAGGAAGAAGAAATTTCGGCGATGGAGAACGACCTGATCACCCAGATGGATGCTCAGGGAGTTTCGAGATCCACCGGTGCGCATGCCACAGTGTCCATCACTATGTCTGTTCGCCCGGCGGTCGAGGACTGGGACGCGTTTTATGCGTTCATCTCCAAGCACAAGTACTTCCACCTGCTCGAACGTCGTCCGTCAGTCGTTGGCTGCCGGGAGCTGTTCGAGCTTAAGGGGACTATCCCCGGTGTGGTGCCCTTCACTCAGCGTAAGCTGCATATCCGTTCCGTGTAACGATCCAAGGAGAATCATCGATGGCAACCCGTGCGAAAGCAACCCTTCCCGTGAACTATAACGAGCAGTTGGCTCGTGAAGCAGCGGAAATCAGCAAGCGTATCGCTACACCCTCTGGGGACCGCGTTCGTTTCAACTCCAATCGCGGTTTTGTTACCCCCGACGGCAACGAAGGCGAGGAACTCGAAGTCGTCATTGTGGACTTCATGTCCAGCAACCTGTTCTATGACGGCCCGTTTGATCGTGACAAACCGCAGCCCCCGGCGTGCTTTGCAATCGGGCCCGAGCCGAGTTTGCTCGTTCCGAGCGATAACAGTCCGAACAAGCAAGCGGAAGTCTGCACCGTGTGCCCGAACAACCAGTTCGGCTCGGCCGGCAAAGGCAAGGCCTGTAAGAACACGCGGCTGTTGGCGGTCATGCCTCTGGCAATGGATGGTGGTGAATCGCCCATCTGGATCATGTCTGTACCTCCAACGTCGATGAAAGCCTTTGATGGCTATGTGTCGACTTTGGCTTCCAAGCACAAGACGATTCCGGTGGGGGTTGTTACCCGCATCACGTTGGACCAAACTGTGCAGTTCGCTGCGCCTCGGTTCACAGTCGTTCGTCCTTTGGATGGCTCAGAGATTGGGACGTACATGGCTAACCGCGAAGAAGCACGCACGCGTTTGGCGATGGAGCCGGATGTATCGCAGTACGTTCCGCCGGCGCAAACCGCACCTTCTCGCGGTCAGCCGATGCGTCGCGGCGTGCGCTAAGCTTTACGAGGTCTAAGCTGGATGGTTTCGACACCACAGCACCAGCCGTGTAAACTGGAGGGGGGAAAGGCCCCTAGACCTCACCAATCTACCTTTATTTTCACTTTCATCTAGGAGTTTGAAATGGCCCGTCCGAAAAGCGTTATCCTCACCCCGACCGAAAAGAAGCTGGCTTTGGTCACCACCAAACAAGCCATCAAAGAAGCCAAAGTGCATCTCGCTGGCCTCATGAAAGACCAAGCCGCTATGGGCAAAGCCCGCGATCAGTTCTTGAAAGCAGCGGCCCGTGAATATGCGGCCAAACTGGCTGAATACGAGCGGACTTACAAAGCCAATACGAAGACCGTCACCAAGAGCATCAAAGAAAACCTTGCGCTCTTGTCCAAGCAAGAAGCTGATCTGCTGAAGCTGTCGCCTGCGGTCGCCACTTCGCTGCCGCCGGCTGAAAAGGCGGTTCTGACCCCCACCGAGTAAGAAATCGGAACAGGTGTTGGCCCCAAGCTAGCTTTGCAGTTTGGGGCCTTTTCATTTGAGAGCGTTCTATGAACCTTCTTCCAGTAATTGGCCTACACGGCCGCGCGCGTGCGGGCAAAGATACAGTGGCCAATTTCATTTTGGCTCAGCGCGGTGGGTACATCTACTCTTTTGCAGACCCTATTCGGGCCATGCTGCTCCCTCTGGGCATCGATATGCGCGACCCGTATTGGCAAGCGCATAAAGAACAAGTCATTCCGGCTCTTGGGGTTTCGCCACGACGGTTGATGCAGACCCTTGGCACAGAATGGGGCCGAGACCTTGTTCACCCAGATCTTTGGCTTATTTTGGCCAAGCAGCGGCTCTTGAACTTTGGTCCGGGCATGATCGTCGCAGATGTTCGGTTTGAAAACGAAGCCGAATGGGTCCGCTCACAAGGCGGGCGTGTTATTCACATCGAGCGTTCCAATGCCCCAACCGTAGAAGCACACTCTTCGGAACAAGGTATCGTGTTCAAGGATGAGGATCTTCGCCTCATCAACGGCGGTACCTTGGAAGAGCTGCACACCACAATTCAGGAGTTGTTCAATGGCAGCTAAGCCAGAGAACACCTTTATCGCTTCTGTGCATAGGAAGTTTGGAGGTGCCTCACCTTACTTTGAGAAGATGTACAACCCGCTGCGGTCGGGTACCCCGGATGTTTACTACAGCGGGGATATCGGGCAGCTGTGGGTTGAGTACAAGTTTTTGCCTAAGACTCCGAGAATTACGAGAACGTCGAGAATCACAGAGATTCTTCCGGAGCTCACACCCTTGCAGAGGCGCTGGCTTGATCATCGCTATCTTGAAGGGCGCAATGTAGCTGTCATTTTAGGCACTCCCGACGGGGGTGTGATCTACCGGGACCAAGAGTGGAATACCCCACTCCCCATTACTGAGCTTACCGCTCGCATTGTGTCGCGAGAAGCAGTAGCCCAGTGGATCACTTCCCAAGTCGGAGTAAGCAAGTGCCTCTATTAAAAACGCTTGGAACAACAGCTAAAGCCACTACCTCGATCTACCGCATCGTTGCAACTGCGGCCATGACGTATTACGTCTTGCGCGAGGTAGTTTTGTACGAGAAGCATAGACAGGAGCATCGAAATGAACGAAAAAGAAGCCGAGGTAGCCCTTCGCGACAACCTTGACCAGTTGTTCGCAATAGTGCTTTGGAAGGCCATGGGTCGAAACCCGTTGATCATCACTGAAAAAGATCTGGAGCAATTCGCTGCAGCTATGGAAGTTGAGACGTTAGGGTCTCCTCGGCTGCTCATTCATGGGACGGAAGATGGTATGAGGTTTCAAGTCATGACCGACGCCCAGTCCAAGAAGTTTCTCGCTGAACGAGAAGCGCGCATGGCCAAATAAGGAAAGCTATGTTCCAGACCCACAAGGCCGCTGATGCGGTCCACGGCGGTTTGGGGAAGCCTTCCAAGATGCCCGGATATGCGTACGGCATCCCCGCTAAGTATTGCAAGGTAGGGGCTAAGCTGCACAAAGTTCCGGGCAGCGTCTGCGCAGATTGCTACGCGCTTAAAGGACGGTACCTTTTCTCAAACGTCGTAGAAGCTCAAGAGCGCCGGTTCCAATCCCTTAAAAACCCGCTATGGGTGCCCGCAATCGCGTGGTCAATTCGAAAAAGGGCTTGTGACTACTTCCGCTGGCACGATAGCGGCGATCTACAAGGTATGTGGCATCTAGCCAACATTGTGGAAGTCGCCAACTTGTGCCCCGACACTAAGTTCTGGCTCCCTACGCGCGAGAACGCCCTTGTATCCCAGTACCTCGTCAAAGTAGGCGCATTCCCCAAGAACTTAGTGGTTCGTGTTTCAGGAGCGATGATCGATGGCTACGCCCCAATCAAGTTTTATAACACCAGCACCGTCGTTACTTCCGACAACCAAACGACTTGTCCGGCCTACAAACAAAACGGAGTATGTGGCGATTGCCGGGCCTGCTGGAATCGAAGAGTCCGAAATGTTGCATATCCAAAACACTGATTCGGACGCCCCTACCTACGCGTACGCTTTTGTGGTCATAGGAAAAGGGCAAGAGCTTGACGTCGGTGCCTTTCTTGATGTCAGCTCTGCTGTAGGAAGCCACTACATAGGGGCGTTGGCCACACAAAAGTTGACCGGGGTACGCGATGCGAAGCTGGAAAAGTTGCATGGGCAGCTTAACGCCCTTTTTTGGAGAGCGCGATTTTCACAAACCCCGCACCTCGGCGTATTTCTCGTGAAAACAAGGATTCCGCTTACGCCGGATGTGCTCAAGGTGTTTTTACGGGGGTTACCCCCAGAAGAGCTAGTCGCTTTCTTTGGAGCTGCCAGAATATGATCGACCCAACCCTGATCACGAGCATCGATCCGCCGCCTAATGGCGAGCGCCTGAATGTCCAGATCTCCCCTTGCGGGACCAAAATCTGGGTGTGCATAGACGGCACAGCAGTGTTTCGTTACCGTAACCTGAAGGGCATCACGATTGACGATCAGCGTCCAGCGCGTGCCCGTATCAAAGCCATAAAGGACAAACCATGGGCAAGTTAGTAACCCCCAAAGCATTTCTTATCGCTGAGACTGCCGTAGACTTCAAAGCCGTTGATCACGCGCTGCTTAGCCTCAGTGTCGAAGGATGGGGCACTGATAGCGAGAACAACGCTGACGTCTTGGTTGAGTTTGCTGGCAAGCTCTGCTACATGAGCTTCGACAAAAAGCTCAACCGCAACCTCACTAAGGTCGGAGCGCGTGCAAACTCCGCGTACATACAGGACGGCATCATTGCTAACAAACACGGCAGCGTACTTGAGCACGCGTCAGTCACATTCTTGTTGACTAACGTCAGCCGTGTTGTAACCCACGAGCTCGTGCGCCACCGTGCCGGTACGGCTTTCAGCCAAACTTCCGGCCGGTACGTGCGCACTGACGAAGTCGACATGTTTCTTCCCAGCGAGCTGGCTGAGTTCCCTGAGGCCGTATCGGTCTTCAAGCGTGCGGTCCAGCAGATGGAAGAGAACATGACCCGTCTTGCCGAAATTACGGGCATAGCTTCCATGACTGATTTCGGCCTCAAGAAACGCCTCACTAGCGCGTTTCGTCGCCTCATTGGCAATGGGCAAGCCAACCATATGGTGATGACCGCCAATCACCGTGCATGGCGGCACATCATCGAGATGCGAACATCTGTGCACGCAGAAGAAGAGATTCGGCTGATTGTGTCCGACATTGCACAGCAGCTGAAAAACAAATTCCCCACGATCTACGCGGACATGAACCTGAATGACTGTGGTGAGTGGGTGTTTGAGCACAGCAAGGTGTAAAAAAGGCCCCTGTTATGAGCAGGGGCCTTTTATTTTGCCGCTTTGTTGCGGAACGCCGAACTATGTCTGAGTTGCTTTGAACAGCGCCACGATCACCGGGCCGAACACTGCCCCGAAAACCGCCAACGCCGCCAAGTCAGGAAACTCCATTTCAGCTCCTTAGCCCTTGTAGCCCGGCAGCTCGATCACATAGGTATCGACCTGTGCGTTCGGGTTGATGACCGGGTTCTTCGGGTCGGCGTTGCCCCAGTCGCTCTGCACCAGAATGCGGGTGCCGCTCGGGCTCGGGGTGACGTTGGTCTGCGCCCAGTAGTTGTTAACCGGGGCATTGCTGTAATGCCCGGTGCTGCGGTGATGCGCCACGCGGAACACCGCGCCGGTGTCTACGTTGGCGATGGCAACCTCTTGGTCGAGGTAGGTCTGCGGATTGGCCACCGGGGCGTTGTTGCTGTCGTTGTCAGCCGTGCTGCCGTAGGGCGAACCGGTCACGCCCATCGCCACCCAGCCGGGGAGCTTCCACGCGCCGCCGCTGATGAGGGTGCTGCTGCGCGGGTAGCCGTCACCCTTGCTCATGCCGATGACCGTGTAAATCTCGCCCGTGGTCATGTTGGCCACCATCATGTTGCCGCTGCCCGCTGGGCCGTCAAACTGCGCGCTGACCAGCAGGTCTTCGCCCTTGGCGTTGAGGGCGGTGTCGAGGTGTTCGCTGGCGTCAAACGCGACGGTGCGAACTTTGTTGCCGTCGAGGTCGAACACGACCAGGGTTTTGTTGCTCCAGTCCGGCCACACCCAGCCCTTGCCCGACTTGAGCGGAAACGGCGTGGTGCCGCGCGCCTGCGCTGCCGGAATGCCGTTGTAGCGCGTGACCTTGCCGGTCTTGGCGTTGAAGCCGAAGGCGTTCAGGCCGAGCTGGTCATAGACGTTCGGAATGCCGCCCGCGCCCATGCCCCACAGTTCAAGATCGCCGCCGGAATAGAAGGGATAGCCTGCCCGCACGGGGCCGGTGGTGGGCCAGCCTTGCGCTTGTACGTCGGGCAAGAAGTCGTGCAGCACGGTCTGCACGCCGGTTTCGACGTTGACCGCCATCATGCGCATGATGATGCTGCCGCTCATTTCGCGGTTGTCGGTGTAGACCAGCAGCGCGGGGTCGGTGTGGCTCCAGTAGAACTGTTCGATGTCGCCGGGGTTGATGTCGAGGAACTTGATGAAGGCGTAGGTCTTGCCGTCATACATCGCATAGCCGCGCTGCCCGCCCTCTTTCGCCTCGGTCACATACAGCACGAAGCGGGTTTCATCGCAGTTCCAGGCCTGCGTGGTCGGATAGGCGGGCATGGTCACGTTCGACTTGAAGTCGGCTAGGGCATCGGTCACGCGCACGATGTGCGTGCCGGGGAAATCGGGGTCTGCGACGCGCTGGCCTTTGGCGGGCTTGGCCAGCGCCGAGAACGGGCGCAGGGCTTTGCCGTAGTCGACCAGCCCGGTCGCAATGGAGTCACCGCCCGTACCGCCACCAGTCGTACCGCCACCAGTCGTACCGCCACCAGTCGTACCGCCACCAGTCGTACCGCCACCAGTCGTACCGCCACCAGTCGTGCCGCTGCAGACAGCCAGCGTGTCGAGCCGCGCGTTGAGGGCGTCGAGCTTGTCTTCGACGGCGGCAAGCTCCACCAGCACAGCAGCGTTGTCGACAGTGACCACGGGAACGGGTACGGGCACGGACGGGCCTGCTTCCGCGACGGCTTCCCGGATGACGTCTTTCAACGCGTCGGTGTCGAAGGAAAGGTTCAGGCTGATGGTGGCGGGGATGTTCATTACGGCGTCCGTACGGGGAGTGGAGAAGATCGTACAAGGGTGTGCGCGCGTTTGCAACCACAATGTTGCCGCCGGCGGTCCTTACGATCCTTACGAAATTTTTGACTAACCTCTTATCAGAAACAATTTTCTATTTTTTAATTTTCTATCTCAATACTAACTTTTTAAGATAAATTTCGTAAGATCGTAAGGAATTGAATAAATAGTAGCTAGATCAAAGAGTTAGCTCCTTACGAAATCCCTTACGATCCCTTACGATCTTACGAAGTTACAAAAGTTACATGAATCGGTACAGCGGCATGGATCGGTCCATAACTTGGTCCAAACTTGCGTGCCCGGTCAGCCCTTTGAGCAAGGTCATCACGTGTCCAAAAGCGGGGCCAAGGAACGAAGTGCCCGGTACTTGACCCCTCGAAGCGTCGCCCAAGACGTCGCTGCTGAAAGCTTGCGTGCCGAGGATGCCAGAACGCGCGATAGACGCAGTTGCCACGTCGTAGAGGCTAGTTGATGCGGTTATTGACCCAGTTAGCGTGCCTTTGATCAGGTCGCTCGCGAACATGAACGGCACGTAGGACATCAAGATGATGGCCGGCAGGCCGTTCTCGTGCTGCATCTCCGTGTCCATGCGCCGGAGGATCACGTTCTGAAAACTGAACGTGAACTGCTTCAGATGGAAGATCAATTGGTACGCAGGATCACTCCCCCAGATTGGGCGATGCGCGGCATTCGGCCGGAGCACCGCGCCGTCGACCCACTTGAAAACAGCCGCCTGAATTCGCTTTTCGATGGCCGCAGCAGTGCTCTCTGAGGCTCCAGTGGCCATAATCTCACTTTTTGTAAGCAAAATTCCGCCATTTTTGCTATACAAAACGTCGTTTTTCGTGATTCCGAGCTCTTTCAGGTACCGTTCAGCGGTTGTTTTCGCGTCCGAAACCCCCTCAACCGCCGCCAATTCCGTAAGGTTTTTGAAACTCCTTACGTTTTCGGCCGCAGGATCGTAAGGAGCCTTGTCGAGATTCTCGACCTGTTTTCGGATGAAACGCTGCGCTGCCACCATCGCGGCAACCCGCATGCTCTGGTTCCACCGCTCCATTCCGTTGTACCGGAAGAACTTGCTGTTGATCTTCTTCAGAGCACGGCTCATGTGCATGGAGTTGTACACCTGCCCCATAGCCTCCAGCATGTTCTGATCGTCGATCAGCCCCAGCGTCTTCGCCATCTCCGTGTCCGCATCAGGATCTGCGCGACGAATCTGGTCGATCAGCCCCTTCATCCCGTAGAGAAAGGCCCTTCCAGCCTCTTTCATGTCCCCCGAACGGAGGGCGATGCCCAGAGGGTCGACGAAGTTTGAGAACAGGCTCAACGGGAGAAGCACGAGGTTTTCAATGGTGATGATTCCGCTCATGACCTCCTTCAGACGAGGGTTGAACTCGTTGCCGAGGGTCCCTTCGAGGGCCATAACCGCTTTGTTGGCCAGCGCCAGCTCTTTTTCAGAAGCCCCTTGTTCGAGGGCTTTTTTGAAGGCTTGCGCGATTTTCTCGCCGTCGTTCCCAAAATCCTTTGCGTATTCAGCCCGATGCACTGCCCGCTGGGTGTAGGAGGTCAGGATGTCCGTCAGGTCGCCTGACTGGAACTTCGCAAACTCTTCGGCGTTGGAAGCGTCAATGAATGTGAACTTCCGGTCCAGCACCGATGGGTTCCAAGGGGTGAAGCCCAGCGTGTGCTCGTTTTCCGCGAGCTCGAGTGAGCCATCCCCATTCACCAGTGCATTGAAGGTGCTTCGAGCTTGGTTCTTCCCGATATAGGGCTCCAGCAGCGCCAGAAAATCTCCTTCATTGCCCCGGATAGCCTCCTTGTCCCAGTAGCGCGGGAAGTAGTTTTTCACGTACCCGATGTCCTCCCACTGCTTCTTATCCGCGTTCCACTGCCGCACGCCTTTTTGCCTCATGTACGTGTGCATGTCTTCAAGGTAGCTGGCCAGTTTCTTTTCGAGGGTAGACACCGGGGGCTTCATGCTCTGCATGTTTTTGAGGGTGGTGCGCCGCTCTTCGGCCGTAGTTTTTTCGAGCATCGCTTGGAGCTGGTTCAGGTGCTTGCCAACTTCTTGCGCCCGACGCTGCAGGAACGGAAGCTCACTACCCTGCTCGCGCCCCGGCTCGCGGTGGAATTTATCCGCAAGTTCCGTGAGCGCGGGGATGTTCGTGTTCCGCAGGCGGTCAGTAGCCCCGGTGAGCAGCGCGTCAGCCGCAACGCCGATTGGACCCGACACTTCTCGAATCTTGTCCTTCAGCGTGTTGGCTCTCAGATCTTGCAGAACCGCCCCAACGGTGCTTGGCTCGGAGAACTTACCGCCGAGCAGCGCAGAGAACAGCATGTCGGTTTTCTGATCCTTGCCGACGACCCCCAGCATTTCGTTGATGAACCGCACCATACGGGCGAAGATGTTGGTTCCGGTGTTCCCAAGGACGATGTGCCCTTCGGCCCAGAACTGGAACATGTACGCCAGCCGCTCTTCGCGGTCTTCCTCGATCTGCTTGCGCGCTTCGGGGTGATCCTTGAGCAGCGTGCGCAGCTTGGCCTTAACCTGAGGTGCTTCGGCAGCCGTCAAGAGGTCCTCCTTAAGGCGGCGCTCTTCCGGGGAGTTGTCGAGGGTGGCGAAGAAATCGTGCAACGACTCGTGCCAAGCGACCCCCATCGGGTTCAAAGAGTTGATGGCGATTTCAATGAGCCGCTTCGTCTTGTCGGCGTTCATGGAGAAGCGCCCAGACATGGCGGGGTCGACGAACTTGCCAAACGCGACCTTCACATCCTTGCCGCGCATACGCGCGACCTCATCGATGATCGCTTTTCGAGCGTCCTTCGCACCCGCGTTCTTGTTCGGGTCAGGCCGCATGGAGGACTTGGCCCCAGCCTTCTGGCGAATCTTTGCCGCAAGGATTGCGCTGGACGCCGACCGCAGAAACTCTCGCTTCGCGTCTGCAAGCGCCGGCTTAAGCCCCTTAGCTTCCTCGTTTGAGAGGCCCATCCGGGCTTCCACATCGAAGGCTTCTGCTTCGCCAACAATGTCGTAGTACAAGCGCTCTGCAGCGGACTTCACATCCGCGTCCGGCCCAAGCTGTGCCAGCATTTCATTGGCAGCCTCGTCAGCGAGCTTGCTCATCTTCGCCGTGTCCCCTGCTTTCAACGCCTTTGAGTATTCGGCTAGGTCCCCGTACTTAGCCACAACGCCGCTCTCCAGATTCCCTCCGTTGTCGAACCCTTCCTGTTTCTGGATGGCATGTTGAATCTCATGCATGGCGGTTTCAAACAGCAGCTTCTCTGTAGCTTGGTTCAAGTCTTTGATGGAGCGCGGATAAGCCCCCATGACGCTGGCCATTACGTCCTTACCGGACTTCATAGTGTCAAAAACGACCTTCTCCGCGCTGGCTTCCCCAAGCGCGTCGATCACGGCTTGGAATCTTGCGCCCTCAGGCGATAGATAGACTGCGTTGTTCTCCGGCACAAACCCACCGATAACCGCCATGACCGGCAGGACACGGCTTTCGTTGTCCATTTCAAGCGTCGTCGAGGCCAACGGCGTGCCCGCGTATGCGGCGAATTCCGGAACACCCTTTATGAGATCGCCCAAGGTGGCGGGCACACCGGACTTGATGAAGTCCCGCACACGAGCTTTGAACACGGGGGATCTGACCTCCTTGCGCAATTTGCCGTCGGGCCCACGGAACCAGCCGAGCGTGCTCCACACGTTGTCAGCGGAAGCCCCCGCTTTCAGCGCACGGTCCGCGCGCGCCGCGCCTTTGGGGTCCGCTTTTGCCCCTACGAAGGAGTGCTTAACAACCTGCTGAGCACCCGCGACGATGCCGTCCAACTCCTTGCGCTGCGCATCTGAAGGGCGCATTCCGTCGAACAACATGCTCCAATCAAACACAAACCCCTTGCCTTCGCGCTGGTCCAGCATGTCCTTGAGCTTGAAGCGCAGGTAGTCTTGATCCTCTGTGCGCTCTTCTTCCGGCGTAGCTACAAGCTGATCGCGGGCCTTCACAGCCATTTCAGCGAATCGCAGCACCTTCTCAGGAGAGTCAAGGCGTGAATAGTTTTCTTTCACGACGATGTCGTGCAGCGCCGTCAATGCGGCGTCGCTCAAAGCCTTTGCCTTCGCCTTCGCCTTCGCTTCCGCTTTCTCTTCCGTTTGGGGCGTCCACGTGCCGGGAGATGACTCGGCATACCCGTGGCTGCTTAGGAACTCAGCCACGGAGCGCTCACCGCTGTTGAACGGGCGCGCACGATCCTCGGCCGCATCGGTGATGATTGTGGCCTTAGCCGACATCGCTTTTTTGATTTCCGGCCACGGCGGGGTCAGCGCCCCGGGGCGGTTGCCGTTGGCACTGACGAATATGACGTCATCTTTCGAGTAATCACCGGCGTTGGCGCGAGCGCCCCATGCTCTGGCATAAGCCTCTGTAGAGGAGCCCGGAGCACCACGACCGATGAACTTGTTGGCCTTGTCGCTCTTGGCTTGGTCCTTGGCGGTGTAGGGGCCAGTCTTTGGCAGGACGACGCGCTTGTCGGTTCTGGGATTAGCCCCTACTTTGCGCGCGCCCCCACGTTTCTCCGCCCCGACGGCAAGCCCGGTGTCCTCTTCGTAGTACCGTACGCCAGAGGTTTCGGCGGCGTCGTCAGAGTCGCTTTCGTTGCTTTCGAGCTTGGCCTCAAATTCGGCTTCCCCTACCTCTGCCAAAGCGGCTTTGTACAGCTTCATCCTTTCTTTCAGGACCGCCTTCCTCTGCACGGTGCCCTCGTACATATCCTTCTCAGTCCCGGCGCGTTTAGCTTCCTCGTATTTTTTGTCCGTCTCGTCGATGAGCCTTTGTTGCCGCGCGATGTTCTGGCGCAGGGCGGTCTTGATGTCCTCTACACGGACCTCATTTGCGGCTTTGCCTTCCCCGTAAGCGCCGTAAGCATCCTTCGTCGTTAGTTCAAGATTGCGCAACGCGCCCCGCCCTCTCTCCATCAAGGTATTGATCTCCTCGCGCGAGGCATCTTCGGGCGCGGTTTTTTGCGCGTAGTCCTCGACGGCGAGCTCAAGGTCGTTGCGTACGAGAACCTTTGCCTCCATGACAACTAGGTTGAGCTTGTCTTTCAGCTCGCTGATGGAAGCCTCAGCCTCCCCCAACGCGCTGTTTACTAGGTCGTAATACCCGCTGTTGACCGACTTTACCGCTGTGTGTTTTGTAACGCGGTCAAGGCGCACTTTTTCAAGCGGGGTCAGCACCCCGTCGATGTCGTCCCGGTTCAGCACTGACGCGACAGCTTCGTTGAACAAGCGGTGCTTTCGAGTCTGCAGGTTTTCTCTTTTACCCGCCCCCTCCTTATCCAGCTCTGCGTCCCCTCTGGACTTCCACATCGATTCCGCTGACAGCATCAGCTTGGAGCCATCTTTTTTCTGGAACGTGATGCGGGTGTCTTTGGCGTCTTTTGCCCCCGTCAAGAGGCTGTACCGCGCAAGGTCTTCGTCCGTGGCTTTCAGATCGTTCTGTTCAGCATCGTTCACCTTGTGGACGTAGTACAAATCCAGCGCGCCTTTAGTACCACCGCTCTTGTAGGCGGCGCGCAGCATCTCCAGCTCGTTCTTGAGCATGGAGATTTCCTCGGGCCGTTTCTCGGTGCGCCCCTCGAGGTTGGAGATGCGTTTCTTGATGTCATTCGCGATACGCACTACTTCTCCGTCCGAGTCCCTTCCAGTCGACGCTACATACTCGCCGTACGGAACACGAGCGACCTCTGCGTTCGGGCCGTACGCGCCCCGGTTCATTTCATGCCGGTCTTTATGCAGCACCGTGTGGAACGGGCGCAAGGCCTTAGCGTCCTTGAACGCGTACGTAGCGGGCGGCGCGCCTTCCTCATTGATAGGGTTGCTACCATCTTCCCGCAGAGTTTCGTTCGGATCGAAAGCCAGCTTTGACTTGTTCTGGCGCGCATAGAAGTCCAGCACGGCCCGGGCGCTTTCCGACGAACCAAACGCCGCCGCAAGGCCGTCGACGACATCATCACCACGCTTCTTGCTGCCGCTGTCAACAAAGCTGAACTGGTCGACCAACTTGGCGACCTTCGCGAGCTGTGACGTGGTTAGAGTTTGCGCAGCATCCGGGGTGAGGCTGGACACAAGGAAGCTGTTTGGCTGCTTGATGTCCTCCTGCGCGCTTGAGATCCCCTTGATCTTGGAGATGAATGAGTCTTCGAGACGCGGAACTGCCGCATACTCGACGAGGGTTTGCGCCATTGTGTCGGGGTCTTTGAACACCGACAAGGCATCTGACAATTTCGCAAGCGTAGGAAGGTCCTTGGCGGTGATGTCCCCGGTCTTTGCAGCGAACGCCACCAGCGTACGAGCCATATCAGGGAGCTGGCTGCGGATCTCGGGGCTGGCCTTGGCCGCGTCAGTCAGGCCGTCGAACACCACCTTTTCAAAGGCAGCGTTTTCGCTGGCCGAAGCGCTCTGCATGTTGTTCTTGACAATCTTGCCCCCCATCTCCTGTGCAAAGTCAGCGCCCTTGCTGAAGATCGTCTTGCTGAGGTCGGAGATGTTTTGCGCCACGCCGGCAAATTTGGCCCCCACGCGCTGGGCAACAAGCGCCCGCGCAATGTATTTCTGGCTCTCCGGGCTGCCAAAATCCTCCCCCATAGCCCCAACGCGCTGGCGTACGTGGTCCGGAGTATTTGGGTCATTGAGTAGGTCGGAGGCGTACCCCGCTGCTCTAGCGGCGCGGTCAGCGTCGCTCTTCGCAATGTTGTCCGCCGTTTCTTCAAGCGTACCCCCTTTGAGAGTAACTGGATCGACTCCGTCCAAGTCCGCTGCCGCCTCATCACCAGCGTCGCTGCCGAACACTTTGCGCAGGAAATCGGCCGGATTTTCTGCTGTCTTAGTGGCCTCGGTCATGCGGTCAAGAGTGCTCGCCACAATGTCCTTGGCCTTGTTACGAACGCCAGCAGTCTTGTCCCACGCCTCGCCCGGCGTATCCGCGAAACGATCTTTGATCGCCGCGCCAAAGTCCGCAGCTCTGCCCATAACGCCCGGTTCAGGTCCGGGTTCAGGTTCGGGTTCAGGTCCGGGTTCAGGTCCGGGTCCGGGTCCGGGTCCGGGTCCGGGTTCAGGCCCCACAGGGGCATCCCCCCGCCGGAACGGGTTGGTGATTGTCGGCATTTTGGGCATCGCCAGCGCCCCGACCGCATGGCTCGGTGCGCGCCCAGCAGCTGACATCACGCCGCCGGTGAGCCCCCCCGCTACTGCAGCGTCTGCCACGTCCCATGGGTCGAGCTGCTTGTTCGGGTCGAGGTATTTTTGCGCCCCGTAACCGACCACCTGTTGGGCACCTTCGGTGATCGCTTCCGTACCTGCTTCACGTGCGACGTGGCCGAGCAACGTGCCCGCCGGCTTCCGCAGGATGGAGCCACCGATACTGGCGGGCACGATAGCATCGAGCAGCGCGTTGACGCCGCCTTTGACGGTAGCGGCTTTGTCCCGCTCTTCCGCTGACGCCTGCATCTGCACTGGGTCTTGGTACTGGTTCAACGCGGCTTCGCCGCGCTCCATCATGTATGAGGGGATCGCCGCACCGGCAAACCCAGCGACTCGGCCCAATGGCCCTGCGCCCGCTGCCAGCGCAGCGCCGGCCAATGACGGGACCATGCTTACCGCCCCTTGGCCCAGAGCCCCTGCGGCAAAGTCAGCAGCGTCCCCGACCGAGTGGATGCCCCGCAACGAGGAAACACGCGGGGCGTACATATCTGCTCTCCGCACGATATTGAGCGCACGCTCCCGTGCCCGCGCGGCAGCTTCGGGGTCCTTTGACACCTCAGCGTTCAGAGCCTCCGAGGCCAGTGCGCCGGCGCTAATCCCTGCGGCACCCAGCCGGGTGCCTTTCATGAACTCGCCTTCCGGGCGCAGGGCGTACCGCTCCTCCGGCGAAAGCACGCCCGCTGTACTTAGCTCTTCAGAATAGTTGCGAAGGGAGGAAGTCGGACCTGCCATGTTAGTTACCCCGTAGCTTGCTTCGTTGTTGGTACGCGGCTACAGAGTCACGAACAATCTTCTCTTTGTCCAGATCAGGTTCGCCGCCTGTTGAAGTGTAATCGGCAAACGGCACTACTTGGCCGGACTCTGTAGGAACCCCATACGGGTCGGCGAGGGGGTTAAGACGGCCCCAGAGCAGGCTCTTTAGCGGCAAATTCCCGTTCCACCAATCGTCGATATTCATCTTCCGCACGTCTGTCGGCGCATCCCAGTGGTTGGTCGCTCCCCCGTTTGACATGATGGAACCGTCTTGGGCCACTTGGTTGCGCGCTTCGTTCATGTCAAAACGAACCATGAGGTTTTGCTGCACCGCCGCTCGATCTTGCGGTGACAGGGACATGAACTTCTTACCCGACAGCTTGACGTCGTCGCCCTCTGCAAAAGCGCGGAATCGCTCCTGCTTGGCCTTGTCCACAATCTGCTTGCCATCTGGACCAGTAGTGACGAACGAAGAGCCGACGGACTCAATGAACCGGTCGTAACCCTTTTCTTCGTCTTCTTTCGCCTGCTTTGCCGCGTTCTCCATGGCCTTCTGCTGAGCGGCTTGTGCCGAAGATGCCGCAGTCAAAGCATCTCGTCTCTGCCGGTCTGATACGTCAGCCAAAGTGGCCCTCGCTCGTACGTCCTCGTTGCGCATGTCCGTGTACCCGCGCAGCTGGGACTTGTAGCGGTCAGTGGCGTCGGTCTGGGCAGCACTGGCGTTGTCTTGGTCCAGCCGCTTCATGGCGATCAACTGCTTAGCAAGGTTGCCTTGGTTTTTGCCATACAGCTGCTTGATCTCCCGCTCGAAGTTGGCATTCTGCCGGTCGTCGGGGATGACGTACCCACCGGCACCGGGGGGCACATACTCAGGGGCCGGGGGGACATATCGCTGGTCAACAGAGCCAGCGGTGTTGAAGCGGCTGCCAGAACCACTTACCGCGTTCGCGGGGCTCGCGCCTTCACCTACGCCGACGAAGTTGTTCATGCGCCCGGGGTTTCGCGGGTCATCGGCTTTGCCGTAGATGTTCCCGTTGCCGCCATAGGTGCCGAGGTTCTGGTACTGGCCGGTGCCCCCAACGTCCATTGCTTTTCGGGGGTCAGCGAAGGGCGCAGAGTTCTGCACGCCAAGCGGCACACCCATCTCAGAAAGACGGCGGGATTGGTACGAGCCCGGGGCTACGGGCAGCGTAGCAGGCTGGTCAGAGAGTTGCGCCGGCGCTCGCAGCGGCGATGCTGCTGTGGGCATTGCCGCAGCATCCGCCGAAGGCTGCTGCGCCCGGCGCTGTAGGTACTGGTCACGGTCGCTTGGGCTCAAAAAACCGTTGACAAAACCGTCGTTGCCGATGCCCGCGAGGCCACGACCGAGCCGGCCCGCTAGCCCAAAAGTAGCCGCGTCTCCCACATTGCCCAGTACGCGCGCAGTGTCGGCCGCAAAAGAACCCAACGGCGTTTCGACGCCCATACTGTTTTGAAAATGGTCGCGATACCCCGTGTTAAGGTCTTCAAGGGACTGAGCAGCCCCCGCAATACCCGCCGTAGGAGCGCCAGCGCGCAGGGCATAGCCCGCAGCCCGGTTCAACATGGGCTTGCGGACCTTGGGGGCCACGTCGGTCACTTCGGCAGCGGGTACCGTCGGAGCGGGGCGTGGGCCCTCGGGCGTGATGTCGATGGGCGGCCTAGGAGTTCTGGCCGGCCCGACTGCTCGGCTTTCAGAAAGGGTTTTTCCGGTCGGATTCACATTGCCGTCAGGGTCCACGATCCAAGGATTGCCGCCGTCCGCCAGCCCGGGCCCGAGCTTGTGCTCGCCCCGCAGCGCGGATTCTTTGCGCTGGTCTTTGAAGTCATGCGTAGCCAAGCGCAGAGCGTCCAGTTTGTCACGACCAACGGCATCCGCCGTGTCCTCAGGCAGCACGTACTCTTTGTTGCTCAGCATGACCGGCCCGACCTTGTCGTCCGTGCCGTCGCCCGGGCCCTTCACGCGCCCGCCGTGTTTCAGCTGTGCTTGTTGGTACTTGTTCGCGGTGTACTCGGCCCCGAGATACTGGTCTTTCTGGCCGCCATCAGCCATACCAAAGAGCGAGCGCAGCCCCGACTTTTCTTGGCGCGCGGTTGAAATGGGGGAGGGGGGAGTGCTTCCAACCCCACTTCCACTCCCGCCGTTGACGGCCGCGTCCACAGCCGCGTCGATCTGCCGGCCGCGTCCGCCGAGAAGCCTCGCTGCGCCCTCAGCAGCACCGTTGCCGAGGAGTGAGGGCGAAGGCCGCATTGAGCCACCATCTGCCATCTTGCGCAGTTTCGATTTCATCTGGAAGTCTTTCGTGATTTGGCTAGCCATGATCTGCTCACCCCTCTTTATTGATGTTCGTGTTCGTGGACTCGCTCTTCCCTTCGCTCTTGCTGTAAGACTCTTGGCCAGAAGCAGTCACACCGCCGGAGCCAGACAACGTAGCGCCAACGTGCACCCCAGCCATAGCCCCTGCGGCGAGGGTGGAGGAGATCGATCCCGCAGCTTTCAGCGCGTCCACGGCAAGCGCAGCCTTTCGTATCAGCTGCTCCATATTGCCCAGATACGCTTGAACCTGCGCTTGGTAGAACGCGACGTTGGTGCGCAGCTCTGCCTCTTTCGCGGTCACCAAAACCTGCGCTTTGGAACCTTCAGCTTGCGCGACGGCGCTATAGCGCTGGGTATCCGCGATATAGGCCTGTGCGTTTGCCTGAATGACCGCGAGCTGCGACTGGATGTTGGCCTTTTCTTTGTCCAAGTTGGCGACGTACCCCTGAATGAGCACTCTATTTTTGTCGATGGCCACTTCTGCGCGCTTCGTGCTGATATCCGCAATCGCGGATTTTCCTTGAATAAGCGCTGCATACGCGCGGGCTTCGGCGTCGATGATCCCAGCCTTGGCCGCTTCGCCCTTTACTTGGGACTCGTATGCGTCAAACTTGGTCTTCTGCGCGGCGATCTGCTCGGCGTACGCCTGCACACGGGCTTTGAACACCTCGATCTTGTTGCGCAGCACGTTGGACTGGATTTCAGCCCCCTGCATCTGGGTGCGGTACACGTCGGTTTGTGCCTTGATTGCGTCGACCGAAGCTGAATACGCTTGAACTTTCTGGGTATTCACCTGCCCGCGAGCGACTTCTGCCTCGACCTCAGCTTTGAACACCTCAATCTTCGCCAGTTCGCTCTGCACCAACGTGTTGAACACCTGAGCGCTGATCTGGTACCCATTCATGCGCGCGTTGAACAAAGAGACTTGCGCGTTGTAGATGTTGACCTGTGTCTCCAGCTGAGTCCGCGCGGCGTCAAACAGCCGCTGCGCTTGGTTGAGGAATACGTTTACGAACACGTTCTCCGCTGCCACAGCCTGCGTGCACGCAAAGCGCACGTTCTCTACTTGCCATTGGGCGATCTGGATCGTCAGCTCGCGATTCAGCCCGAGTTTCTTTACCGTCAGGTCTTGGCGCAGCTGGTCGACGCGCGCAGCCTGCATGCCCGGCGGCGTAGTGAACCCGCGCATTGAGAACTCTTCGGATACGGAGTCAATCTCGCGGCTGGCGGTCATGTCTTCGCGCTCGGAAGCTCGGGCCCACATGGCCTGCTCCACAGCAGCGGGAATGCCCGAACCGCCGCTCCACAGCCTGCGGAGCTGCTCAACCACCTCGTCAATGATCTCTGGCTGGTAAGTCGGCTCAGCCCACTGCAGTACCCCCACCAACGGGGTGCCGACAAACTCAGGTGCCGTGGCGCTGAACACCGGTAGCGTAAGTCCGGAGAACGAAGGAACCGTGATGTCGGCCAGCGCGGGCAGCGTTGGCATGGTCAGAGTAGGGATGGAGGGCACGTCGACATCCCCGATGCTCGGCTCCGTAGGCGCGGCGCTTGGGGCCGACCACGCGGGGGGCGTCGGGATGTTCAGCGAGCTGATCGACGAGATGAATTCCGGCAGGTTCAGGTCGGGGATGTCCGGCACATCGCCGAGCTGCGGCAAGGAGGGCACCTGCGAGGTGATCTGCCCAAACGTCGTGGGAGTGATCGACGGGAGGTTGAAATCTGCATTGATCTCGGCGTCAATGCTCGGTGGGGGCGGCAGCCCCCCGGCATCGAAAGACAGGTTTGTTCCGCCCAGCGCGTTGATCGTGGACAGAGCCGACGTCGTGAGCTGGCTAGCGACTGTCGAAGCGGAAGCAATGCGGTCCCCAACTACATCCTCTACGTTGCGGACGATGTCGTAAGCTTCAGCGAAGGCACCACTCGGTTCTGCCATGACTATAACCTCCGGGTCGACACCGCAATGTCGACTGTAGCATCGTCGACTTCAAAGTCAGTGCCATCCACATTAGTGAGCGTCAAACGCCAATACCGACCCCAAAGGCCCTTGCCGGGGGTCACACGGCTGTTTCTAGGGGCGCTCGCATCGCGTTGCTCAAGCAAGTAGACCGAAGGAAGATGGCCAGACTCGCGGACCTCAGTTTTGACCGCTAGCCTGCCCCTGCTAGTGTAGCCGAAGTACAGATTGTCCAGTCGTTTTGTCTGCGGGGCTCCGAAGTCTGTGAACCCAGATTCAACCGCAGCATCAATCGGTACGCCATTATCCGTATCGCCAACCAGCTCGTGCACCCCATCGGGCCCAACCGCCAGCTCGCGCCCCTGCCACGAGGCGATAGACTCAAAGTCGAAGTTGTCATACCACCCAACCGCCGTGGTTTCGGTGTTCATCACCCACGCCTTGGCGCTCGGGTCTTGGTACCAAGCTTCCGCAGTTCCCGTGGCCGTAGCGCTAACGAGCACGGATACGTTAGTCCGAAGCTGCGTAAGTGAGGTGCCCACCGCTGTAGAGGTCAGCAGGTAGGTTTCTGGTGCGGCGCTTACTCCAAGGGATGAGGTTGCCTCGACCGAGGAGGTTGCATCCACGTTTACGCGGCGCTGCAGCACAGCTACCGTGCCCACGGCGCTCGCGGAGGATGATGCCAGTTCGGACAGCCCCAATGAGGCGAACGACGATTTGATTACCCCTTCGGAGTGCAGCAGGATGCGAGAAGTGGTCCCGTAGGCCGGGATGCTCGCAATGGCTTGCGCGGCGCTCGTCAGCAGCTGCGCAGCGCCGGCAACCAGCACTGTGTCGTGTGCGTCAGCCGTGGCCTCGGCCAGCTGATGGATGGTCTGTATCGTCGAGCTTTTTGCTTTTGCAACGCTTTCTAGTAGCTCGGCTACTACTAGAGTGTGCGATACGGATGAGACAGCGTTCGCGCCGCCGATCAGGATGGCGTATGCGTCGACAACGACCCCATCCGTGGCCTCTCCCGCGCTAACAAGCACCCCCTGCGGGCGTACACCCGGCGTGACCGAAGCGGACGCGTTGGCCACATCGACCTGAACCGCCACCACGCCCGTGACCGGGCAAGACGAAGTGGCGAGCACTACGTTTTCGCAAACCCCACAGTTAACAGTGCTCATGGCTGGTTGACTCCGATAAATAAGGGCATCTCGTGGGCCCCGAGGGGCACGGGCGTGTACCCGGTCACAACCTGCTCCCCGTTGAAACCCTTGGTATACAGGACACATTCTCCGCCAATAGCGGAGTGCTCGGCGGCTATGAATTGGACCAGATTTGTCTCGGGGTCAGGGCTTGGGGCCATGGCGTAGGCGTGCTGCTGCTCCGTCGTCTCCCCTGAAGCCGCGCCGTTTAGCCCATCTGAGTAGAAATTCCACGTCCCTTTGAAGTCAGTGCCTTTGTCCCACGACACCGAGGTTGGCTTACGGATCGGGGCTTTGCCGGCGCATAACGACTCGATATCTTGGCACTGCTCTGCCCACGGCCCGCCGTCTGCGTAGTCGTAGCACTGGTGGCGGCTGTATTCGAAGCAGACAATGCGGCGCTCTGTATGCTTGCCCCCACATTTGTCCGTGCGGCAGTCGCACCCGGGCGGGTAGGGGATGATGTAGATACGCGGAAACTTTCGGTACCCGTAGTAGATGTATGGGCTGAGGACGCTCACGTAATTGACGGAAGTGCTCCCCTTGCGCCCCCCGTCGTACAGGTGGCCATCAAAGTAATAGTAGGCCTCTCTCGAGTACGCGGGCACGACGAAGCACGCGCCCCGGCTCTCGCCGCCGCGCTGCTCGGTCACGGTAGTCTGTTTCCACACCTTGGCTTTTGTGACCACACACCCGTCCGGGGCCTGTATGAAGTCGCTGTACCTCGGGGGATCATACCCAAGCGTTCCTGATGTCAAAGTGCCCTCGTCCACAGACTCGTAGAGCAGAGAGCGGTTGTCGATGTCGTTTGTATAGGGCATGGCCGGCAGGGAGCGCGGCCCCGCCGTTCTCCACGACCATGACCCATCGAGCAGACAGGTTTCGCCAATCCGGTCGTCGAACGAAGACCCTTGGCTATCCGCTTTCTTCGGCTTGAAGTATCTGGCTGTCTTCAGAGCCCCGTTCATAAAGGCGACAAAGACCACGGTGTCGCACTCTATCGCCTTTGTGCTGGGCCCAAGGGGCTTGGCACTATGGCTTAGAAGCCCGGGCTCCGGCAGCAGGGGCTCGTAGTACTTAACTGGGATGTAGCTGAACTTCACCGGCGGGGAGTACAAATACCCCTCCGACTGCTTGCGCAGGTTGGCGAAACCAAGGGCGATTGGCTCCCCCGGCCGACGCTTCTTGATCACGGCCCCGATGTTGATGTTGATTTGGTACCAGTACCCTTTCTGGAAGACATCATCCCCCGGATACGTGTACCCCACGTTGTGGGCTTCGTGCCCGTTCTCACTAAACGCCCACCCGCACACGGAACTGTAGCCAGACAGCCTGTAGAACTCCTGCAAGTCCCCGGCGCTAAGGAGCCTCAGGATATCGCCTCGATCCAGTTTGGCTTGCAGTGTTGCGCCGGCCGGGAACCCTTCCCCCGTCGGCAAACACCCAAGGTCTTCGAGGGCCGTCTGCAGGGCTTTGTCCCCGCGCTGCTCAGCACGAAGGAGAAAGTTAACCCCACTAGAACCGGGGAAGATCGGCAGCGGCATGGCGAGCACGCCGCGACTTGCGCTGATCTCTATAAGCCACAGCACGTTGTCGGGCCCACGGTAGATCCCATGCGTGCGCATGAACTTGTAGTCGTACTGAACCTGCACTCCAAGGTGGTCGACGTCTTTCATGTACTGCGTTGACGGGGTAGTCGGAGCCTTGGGGTCGCGCAGCATGCTCTTGCGGATATGCCCGAACCCAAAAACGATCTGCACTACTTTCTTCATGGTGCCGGACCACATAGATGTGCGCGGCACCATGTATTGGCTGTACTCAAAATTGGTGACGAACGGCGGTGCAGCCCACTCGGGGGTCATGGAGCTGTGAGGGCTCACGGCGAGCCGCAATGAGGACTGCCTCCCAGTGGGCAGTTTCCGCTCCGCAGCGCACCCCGGCGTCGGGGCCCACTGGCGCATGACCTTGTAGGTCACGGTCGAGCCGTCGGGTCTAGTCTCGGTGCGCGTGTCCATCCGCCCGTCGGACACAATCCCTGACAGGAAGTTGGGGAACTGCGTGTATGGGGGAAGCTCCGGCGCGTTGTACACAACGTCCGGGTGCACCGCGCCGGCGCTGATGTGGATGACGCTCTGCTCGCCGTACTGCAGAACGTAGATGTACTCATCGTCGCTCACGCGGCGATTCATAGAGTACGTCGGGACGTCGGCCCGCTGGGTAACCGACTGCGCCTTGGCGAGCAGGAGCTGAGCCTCAGGAATGAGGGCAAGCGCCCGCTCTCTATCGCCCTCCAGCCGGATAGACGGAGTCCCTTGGACGAGGGCCATAGATCCCCCGTGCTTAGGTCGACGTCAGCTGAACGCGGTACGCAAGGTTGAACACGTCGGTGTTGTACAGCGTACGCGGCGCGTTGAACTTCGTAGCGGAGACGAGCGTTCCGGTAATCGCGCCTTTGGTCGGCTCGCTCATCAGCGCTGCGCCATTCACGGTCAGGCTGGAGGCGGTGGCAATCGTGAACAAAGTCTGGTTGGCGACGTTGTCGATGGCCACTGGCGAGGGGGTCGGAGCTGACGGCAGCCAAATCTGCCGGGTGGCCTCGGTGTACCCTTCTGTTCCCGAAGTAATCTCGCTCGCAGTCGCCGGGTAGCTCGCAGCGGTAAGCCCCGGCAGGGGGGTGTAGTTCGCAGCGTACAGAGACAGGTACCACGTGGGCACCTTCGCGCCGTTGTAAAGGCCGACGGTCAGCATGTACAGCAGGCCTTCGTCCGGCAGCAGGTTGGGGTCTTCGCGGTGGTCGCGGCCGTTCACGTTGTGGAAGTACGTGCCGGAAACGAACGTCTTGGAAGTGGGGAAGTACAGACCGCGCGCGTCGCCGGTGCGTTCGTACTTGTGGTTGGCGAGCGCTTTGGCAAACTCACCGGCGTGTTTCTGCAGATCACGGTCCATTGAAAATTCTCCTTCGAGGGATTGAATTACTAGATTACAGAGTCGACAGCGGTACCGAAGGCCACCGTAGACGTGGAGTTTACAGGAGTGACGACTTGCTTCATACCATCTCGGAACAGGTACGTGGTGCGACCCACGAGGCCCGCCGGGACTTTCACACGTTCTGGTTGAAGCTCCACCGTCACTCCTCCATCCATACCGACGACATAGCCCGACGTGCTGAGCCACAACGCGACTGGATTGGGGGCCGGAACCTCTTTTTTAGGTAGGTGTTCGGGTGGGAGTTTAGTGCTGCTGCGCCGAACCGCACGGCAGGTACTGACGAGCTGCATTTCGAACTTCGTAGGGTCTAGCCCTCTCAGGAACCACACGCCCCGCGAGTCGCCGACGTACATCCCATCAGTGACCGGCTCGATGAAAGAAATCAGCCCGCTGAACTGGATGAAGTTGTGGGCCGGGTTGTGCAGGTGCGGGCGCATAGCCTCGCTGAAATACAGGGTGTCCCGCGCGGCCGTGTAGAGCCGTCCGCCCAGCCAAGTTACAAACTCTCCCGGCGGCAGTGGCAAGAGGAACTGGGTGTCACACTCGCCCCCGCGCGCAGTTTCGGTGAGCACATACGACTGGAATACTGCGGGGAACTCTTCGCTCCGATGGAACATGGAGCCGTCGGGGTCAGTGATGTACGCGCGGAAAGACCAGCCAAGGCGTTGGGGTAGCCCGTTGAGTACGATGCCGCCGCCCTGCGGCAAGTCGATTACCTGCACGGGGGTAGCCCCACCTTCTTCGCGTCGGTCATCCAAGTAGGTCACGACGACGCCGTATTTCCCCGGTAGCAGCCCCCCGTTTCCGGCAGACAGCGTCGGGATAACCTCAGGCACAGGTACTCCGACGGGGCGCGCGGTGCCTGAGTCGGCGGGTAGCCAGCCGAGAGTTGTCTTGTTGGTCCAATACACGTTGCCGTTGTACTCCGTGTACGACAGCGGGTCCGCGCTTTTCAGGTCTGCAAGCGGCGTCGCGTCGAGCGCGCTGTTAAGTGCAAGCAGCTTAGCCCCTCGGCCAACGAGCATAGTCCCGCGCTGCACAGCCACCCAGATGCTGTGATAGTCGTTGCCGGCCAAGCGCAGCGTCCTCCCCGTTCGGCGCTTGAAGTTGCCACTGCGCCCTATGTCCACGTTGACGGCGCTGCGCACTGTACCCGCCATGAGAGAAGTCTCATTGCTTAGGGTATCGACGCCCGCAGCAGGTAGCGGGAAAGGACGGGTCTGGCTCATTAGGCGACGGCCGGTGAGGGCACAGTTTGGGTCGACAGGACCGGAAGCGGGGTTATCACACGATTCTCGCAGCCGAACGGGTTTGTCACACTCGGCCCAGCAAAAGCAATATCCAAAATCCCCAGAGGACTCACCCCGGATGCAACGCGCGGGGGCGTTACTTCCTCAGCACCGAACGACCCTTGCCGAATCGTGTGGCGCATACGGGGGGTGCCAACTGCGCTCACATCATCGCCGTGGGCCTTGATGCGGCCCGCTTCCCATCGGTCGATGTCGCCAATCAGCGAACTCTCCCAACCTTGTGCGGCGATTGCACTAACCGCCACGACGATGTGTCGCCCAGCATTGTATCCGTCGATGCCACGAGAGTACACCGTGCGGATACGCAGCGCAACCGACGGGCGGCCGAACACGCTGAAATCACTGGCCGGAAGCGCGCTTATGGACGGATTAGTGCGGGTGAACCGCATGGGGAACCGGTAGTCGTCGAGATTGTCATCCTCCAACGAGCAGTTTATCCACCCTTCCGGATATACGGGCCGGTTCAGGAACTCGATCACATTGTCGCCCCACAGCGTCATATCTCCAGCGCTCACCGTGTACCTACGTGGGTACCCTACAAGCGGAACCCCCCAAGGGTTCGTGCCTGAAGAACCGCCGGCATGGGGAGTGCCGGTCGGGTAGATCGTGCGGTTGAACAGCTCCACGCGCGTGGTACCGGGCTGCAGAGAATCGAGCCCTGCTGGCCTCAAATAGACGTTCGGGTCAACCGGGTGCCCTATAGAGTTAGCCCCCCACACTGTTGACGGCGCGATGCCCTGCGGGTTGTTGACATCGTCCAGCGTCACGAATTGCGGCACGTTCAGGAACACGACATACCCGGTGCGCTGCGACCGGATACCCGCAGGGAACACCCGCTGGAGTCGCAGCGTAAACATAGCCGCTCCGAATTGCGGGTAGTAGTCAAACCCTCCCCACGAATTGCGGCTAGGCACTGGGCCAATAGTGCGGTTCTGGTTCGAGACGATGGGCGTGCCAAACTCCGCCCACGAGTAGATAGGGCTCGAGCGCCACGGCCTAGGGGTGTAGCCGTAAGGAGCTTGGTCCCCCGCCGGCGCGTAGATGTTCCACGGCGTCATCCTCGCGTGCTCACTAACCTGCTCTCCCGGTTCGGAGATGCTGTCCGGGTACAAAAACCGCGTGAAGATGACCGTGGGCGTGCCGAACAGCCCGTCTTCGAATATGAACCGGGGCAACAGATTGTTCGTGTGCAGCTCGGCCATACCGAACTTGGTCACGTCACCGAGGCTGCCCGGGTACACCGTGGCTAGGTTGATGACCGGATACGGAACCGCCATCCCCACCGGGGGGATGCCAAAACCGTTGCTGCCGTCCGGGTCGTCCAGCATGATGCGCTGCGGGCTCGGCGGATCGGGCAAGACATTGCGGATGCGGTGGATAACCGGGAGCAGCGGGGGCGTGTACGCCGCAGGCACCACCACCTTGGTGCGGTATGCGATCAAAGGCGGGGTGAAGAACTCGGGGTTCTCCCACCCCGGCTCGAGGTACCGGATGAAGTGCTGGACGTCCGTAACACCGAACCCACTCTGGTCGTAGCCGTATGGGCCCACTTCCATGTTCCGGTTCCGAACGTAGGGCTCCCCTACCCACTCCATAGAGTGGACGTTCACGGATTTGGGGAACGCTTCCCGGCGGAAAATGACCACCTCGTGTCCGCCAACCTGCCCCTGCTGCGGGATGCCGACGGGGGCAATCGGACAAGGGTTGAAACGGACCTCGGGGAACGCGGCGGGCACGTCATAGAACAGGCTCGGGTACACGCGGCGTACGCCAAACGCAACGAACGGAGTTCCCCAAACCGCACCTTTCCAGCCGCTGTGCTGCTTGACCGTTCGGTTCAGGTTCAGTACAGGGTCGGGTTTACCAAACGACGAAGTATCTCCGGCCCCGGCTGGGCCGATAGCCACTGCTGCGTTCCAGACGACGGTGTACTGCTCGTTGTAGAACGACTCCCACCCCAGCGCGGTTACCCCGCGCACGCGCGGTGCGATGAAGGTGTCCGCCCCCCACTGTGCGGAATCTATCCCCTCGGGGGTGATTGGAGCCGCTCTGTTGGACACTATCGCGCTTACATTGACGCGCGAAGAAGAGTGGCCGAATGTGCGGAGGAACCGGCGCTTGTTTTCGACGAGCGGAGCGTAATGTGGCCACTCATCAGGATCGATGTTGTCCGCAAACGGGGCGGCAAACACCTCCTGCTTCAGGTTGTACACAATGGGGAAGTTCCACTGCGTGTCGTACCACCCGTTGTTGTGCAGGTCGATGTCCTGCCGCCAGTTGAAGATTGTGGCGACGCCGTACCCCGCCGGGTCTTCTTCTCCGGTGAGCACAGTGACGCGGCGCGTATTTACCAGCAGCTCCGCGTTCTCGCTGATGAACTGCGAATCCCAGCCAAGAGGGGTGATGAAGTGCTGCCGCTTTACTGTGGCTTGCCCCCAGTAGGTAGTCGGCACGAACGTCGGGTACACCGTGGTGGTGCGGAACCGTATCGTCGACGCGCCAACCCCCAGCGGCGCGATGCCCCGCCCAGCTTGGTCGATGTACTGGATGAACTGCGCAATGTAGTGGCTGTTGTTAGCCACAAATGCGTTGATGCCCCCCGCCCCAGTCAGGTAGCGGATGCGGAAAGCGATAAACGGATCGGGCAGTTGGCGCTTGTCGTTTGCCCCAGTCGCTGGGGGCGGGGCAATGCCGCCGGGGAACAGAATCTGAGCGGTGAGGGTGAAAACGGGGGAGGGTACGCCCCAGCTCAAAGGCAAGCTAGCGGGGCGGATCACCGCCGCTTTGTTCACCGTCGTGACGTTGCCAAACTGCTGAGCGAAGATGCCCGCCGGAATAACGCTCACACTCCCGAGCAGGAAGGTTGGGGCTCCTACAGCGGTAAAGGCTTCGCCCAGAGGACGAACAGAAACGCTCTTGTTCCTGATTGCTGAAAGCCCGCTCTCGAACGAGTCCCACCCGACCGCGTTAGCCGCGCGTGCGATCCAGAACGGGAAAGCTACGTTGGCCCCGGTC